TACTTCACCTGCCCCGACCGCCCAACCTTCCTGTCCTTCGGCAAGAAGATTAACTACGCCTTGACGCGCATCTGTGGCCTCGGCGTGCTCGACCTACCCGATCAGGACTATTCCAGCCTCCACGAAGATTGGGATGGGACCGACCGCCAGATCGTGGATATGGCCAAGGAAATCCTCGAAGAAGAGGGCTTCTGCTGATGGCATTCGTTGTCTACTATAACCGCCACACACGCCATGGATTCGTCGAAAAGCGGGAAGGCACTGTTTTTCTTCATGACGATCCACGCAAAGCAACCCAATATGTAGATCGCGACGAAGCGGAAGCAGGTAAGGTAGGCCACCACCGCGACATGGGAGGCGATGGCTTTTTCGGAAAGATCGTCCCATATAAAAATGCCGTTCGATCATTCAAACAACGATGGCGCTGAGATCAGGCGGCGAAAGCCGCCTTTTCTTTGACTTACACCCCCTATTAACCTTAACAGATTGCATTGATTCCGTTAACTACGTTGAAAATAGTGCTTGACGAATCACTTGGATTCGTTCAAAAACGAATCATCGAAACAAAGGAGACATTCGATGAACTACGGTTACTTCAAAAAATATGCCGAAGAAGCTTTCGAACGCGGTGATAAACACACCGCCAAACGCATCAAAATCGAAGGCCGCATCGCAGCCGCCTTGATCGATTCGTTGCTTGCTCGCGGCGCTGTCCTGCATCTCAACGACGATTCGCACGGCAACGGCGAGTGGATAGTCGAGAACTGCACCGATAAAGCGGCTGTGATCCAAGCGATGTTTACGACCGATGGTGACTTGCTCGAAGCGCACGACGCTGGGGGCAACGGATTGGGCTGGTTCATGTTCATCTACGGAAATGCTGGCTACGACGTAATTAGCGATTACACCGCCAACGAGTTTTGCGAATCGGTCTGGAAGGAACTGCAACCTGTTATCGACCGGGCCGAATACGATATGGCCTAAGAACGTGGGCCGGGGAAACCCGGCCTTTTTTGGTTAATTTTTAACTTACCTTTTGTTAACCTTAACAGCGGGTAAACTTCCTAGAAAAGAGGGCTTGACGAATCACCTAGAACGTGAAACAACGAATCATCAAAACCAAGGAGACATCGAAAATGAGAAATGTTGACAACACCGAAGACCTGATCGACACCCGCGACCTGATCAGACTTATTGAGGACATTGAAGGCGACTTCGAAGTCCTCACCAAAGCGGTTGACGAGGTGCAAGAAGTCTACGACGAAATGCTCGAACGCATTGAAGAACTGGGCGAGCACGAGGACGACACACCCGAACGCGAAAAGCTGGCAGAATATGCCAGCGAACTCGAAGAGGCGCAAAAGGCGCTTGCCGAGTGGGACGACGCCGACGAACTGAAAAGCCTGCAAGCGTTCGCCAAGCAGGTCGAGGACTATTGCACCGACTACCTGCACGGTGAAACACTGATTCGGGAAAGCTATTTCACCGACTACGTCGAGGAGCTTGTCAAAGACTGCTACGGCCTGCCGAGCGACCTGCCCAGCTTCATCGTGATCGACTGGGAGGCGACCGCCGAGAACGTCAAGCAGGACTACAGCGAGGCGGACTTTGATGGGGTGACTTACTACTTCCGCTAGGAGGGAGGGCCGGAGCGATCCGGCCTTTTCTTTTGCCCTTAACGTCGTGTTAAGGTTAACAAACGCTATCGATCCCGTTAACTACGTTGAAAATAGTGCTTGACGAATCGCTTGCACCGTGGCACAAACGAATCATCGAAACAAAGGAGACATTCTATGACGAGTATTTTTGCACAAGCCGAAGCCGAAGAAGCTGCCCGCATGGCTGGCCTCAAAGCTGCAATCGTGAAACACTTCAAGCGTGTGTCGCGCTTTGAAGGAAACGCCGAGAAATACGCCAAGGCGCTCTACGCCGCCGTCTGCGAGCGGGCCGAAGCCGAGGGACAAAAGCCAGACATCGAATGCCGCATTGTCGCTCCCGGCGAATCCGCATACGATGGCAACGGCAATCGGTGGCTTGTCATGTGGGAAGCTGGTCCATATCATTGGGGCGTGCAAGTGTCGATGTCGATTACCATGAACATCGGCCTTGTCGAGCCCTATTACAGTTTCGACTTGACCTTCTACCCCGGCGAGTATTACGCCTAAGGAGGGCGGGGAGTGATCCCCGCCTTTTCTTTTTTCGTAACCTCGCGTTAACCTTAACAGCGCGTTAGGCTCCCAAAAATTGTGTTGACGAATCACTTGGAATGTGTGAGAAAGAATCATCGCAACAACAAAGGAGACATGCGGTGATTCTTCCTTCTCTTGATCAGCAAACGCGGGCTGCCCGCGAAAGCGCTGGCGTCACGTTCATGTGGCATCACATCGATACGTGCCTCTCGTGCTTCCTACACGATCACCACAATCGCGATGGCGAATTGCTGCTGGGCGTTTACGTCGATGGCGAATCGACCGTCTCCGATGTCTTGCAAGACCTAGACGACGAGTTCAACGCCATCGCCTATGGCCTTGGCGAATCGCGTCGCGGGTATGATCACGACGAAGCTCGGGCCGCGCTCAATCGCTTGTTCGAAGCGACTCGCGATGTGTCTGAAAACCTTTTCGACTCGTCACTCGAAGTTCCGGACGGACATCCGGACGACATTGATGGCGACACCTGCCAAGCGTGGTTCCTACTGACGTGGGACGTTCCCGAGGAAGGGGGTGAAGCGGAATCCTGAACCTAATCGAGGGCGCAACCAAGATCGCCATCGCGCCCCTCCTCTTTCTACTGGCTGCGCCATTCTAGGAAGAGGAGGGGCGACCCTTCTGTCGGATACCGCTTGTTAACCTTAACGGGACCCTAACGCTCAGAAGATAAGGCCTTGACGAATCACTTGGACTGTGTGAGAACAAAGCATCGAAATAAAGGAGACATTCGATGGACGTTTACGTATTCCAAGCCACCCTGCTTTGTGACACTTGTGGCACGCTTTACAAGCAAGGCACGGACAAGCCCGCCCACGTTGATGAGGGTGACGAGTCCAGCTACGACTCGGATGAGTGGCCGAAGGGCCCTTATTCCGACGGTGGCGGCGAAGCTGATTGCCCGCAGCACTGCGACCACTGCGAAGAGTTCCTTGACAATCCGCTGACCCCCGACGGGGAGTCCTATGTCGAAGAGAAATTCGACAACTTTGTCGAGAGGGACGAAGGGCGCTTAGAAGTGTTGCGTGAGTGGCGAATGGTTTACCCGTGGATTTGGGAGCGTTACAGCGACTACCGGGCTGAGCAACAGCAACGGTTCGACCGCCTCGATTAAGGGAAGGCCCGGAGCGATCCGGGCTTTTCTTTTGTCCTTACCGCCGTGTTAACCTTAACGCAAGTTAACTGATCCGAAAAATAGTTCTTGACGAATCACTTGGACTATGGGAATGAGGGCCATCGCAACAAAAGGAGACAAGCGATGAATGACACTGCTACCCTTCTTAGCACCAAGGACAAGGTGATCGAAATGTTGACCGAAAACACTGGTCGGCACACGCTCGATTCCGGTGGTGCTTATGGGCGCAACTGGGAGCGCAACCAAGGCCGCGTCTTCGAAGCCGAAGAGCCTGTCTTTATGGACGTGCGATTCCAGCGCGAAGGCGAAGAGTTTCGCCCGGAAATCACGATCAACCTCTATCACTGGTTGAACGAGGTGCTACACTATGATGCCGAGGCAGACGCCCGGTGGCAAGCTTTCGCAGCCGAACGCCGCGAAGACGACTACGAAATCGCCATTATGGAATCCTATGGTCCGTGGCTCGAAGAACAAGGCCATGAAGTGGGAGGCCTTTATGGTGAGGGTGAGCCGATGCTTATTAACACCTACAACGGTGAATGCCTGCTGTCGCAGACGCTTCAATTCGTGTTCCTCTCGATTGACAACACCTCTTATGTTCTACTGCAAGTGCATGGCGGGTGCGATGTCCGAGGCGGATACACCGACGCGGTGCTGTTCGAGGCGGACGAATCGGTGCTCTATTACAGCGATGCCACGATCTACGCTGACGGGGCTGATCACTATTGGCGGACTGATGATGGCTGGTATTGGTATTATGAAGGCTGTGCAGGGACCGGAGCCGAGCCCAAGCTGGAAAGCTACAAGGTGAGCCACGATCCGGCGCACAAGGGTGACGGGGAGCACGTCTATATCCCCGAAGACGAAAACGAGGCCTATTGCCCGCTAAGCGGTCTCCCCCTGAAAGCAGGGCGCTAACGGGCGAGGGGGCGGAGCGATCCGCCCCCTCTTTCGGTTCCTAACGTCTCGTTAAGGTTAACAACACCTTATCAATCGGAAAATAGTTCTTGACGAATCATCTAAACTATGCAAAAACGAATCATCGCAATACAGGAGACAAGCGATGGTTATGACTTACACTGATGACGTTCAAGTGGCCACGATCAAGGCCAAAATGGAAGCCGTTCTCGACGCGATGCGCGAACTTGCCAGCGACGGTGACGAGGCGCTTGACGCTTACAACCGCCCGATTGCCCCGATGCATTACGGCACGGGCTTCGAATGGTGTGCGCCTGCGCCTCTCGGCTTTTATGGCTCAACCGGCACCGGGACACCGTTCATAGACAAGCTGATTGAGCGTTGCGAGCAATCGCAAGCCGATGAGTGGGCGCGACAATACCCCTCCCGCGTCGGTCTCTTTGAATGCTACGGCGAAGGGGGTGGCGAGTTTTATCAGGAGGCCGAAGAGTGGATCGACGCGGCAACCGATGAACAGTGGATTTACCTCTCTCTGGAAATCGAGTTGCGCGACGGTGATGTGATAATTCGGGCCGCGTTAGGTGATGAAATCAATCGCCCCGTGGGCGGCAAGTGGTTTGAAGAACGAATCGACCAAGACGATTTCTTGAAGCTGGGCGGGAAGGACCTCGAAAGTCTGGTGACTCGGGCAATCAACACCGCATATCAGAACGAAGAATAAGGAGAGGGCCGGAGCGATCCGGCTCTTTTCTTTGGCCTTAACGTCGTGTTAAGGTTAACAAGGTGGTGAACCTCCAGAAACATGGTAAATGGCTTATTAACGAGCTGGAAAAAGGGTGTTGACTTTTGATAGTGTTTGTATCATAAACGAATCACCGCAATGAAGCGGACAGGAGACAGACTATGCGTATCAAAGTGAAAGATGGCGAGCGGAACAAGCTGAGCCGCGACCGCAACCGCTACAAGGGCGATCGTAAACTTCAGCGTCGAAACAAGCGCGACCGCGACCGTATCGAAGGAGCCGTGGCATGAGCTACGAATACGTGACGCATCAAGAGGAATGCGAAGAAACGGGCTTGATCCTGAAAATTATTCAAGACCCCGATCCGATCGACCCGCGTAAGGACTACTGCGAAGCCAGCACCTTGTGTTGCGATCATGGCCGGTATGACCTAGGCGATGAGGACGGGCACGAGAAAGCCCGCGACGCGATCCGTGCCAGCCGTGATTATCGCGAAAGCTGGGAAGATGATTATTCGGAAGATTCTCTGGACTTTTCTCATGGGCCGGACCTCTACAAGGCGATTCTTCGCTGCTCGGACATTGTGGCGCTTCCCCTGTTTCTCTACGATCACTCAGGAATCACGATGCGCTGTGAGCCTTTTTCGTGCCGCTGGGATAGCGGTCAAGTCGGCTTCGCCTTCATGACGAAGGAAACGATCCTTCGCGAGTATGGGGGCAAGCTGCTCACGCAGGTCAAGCGGGAGAAGGCGCAAGCCCTTATCGAAGCGGAAGTCGCGACTTACGACTCGTATCTTCGCGGCGATTGTTGGGGCTTCGCTATCGAAGACCAGAATGGCGAGACGCTGGATTCATGCTGGGGCTTCCTTGGCGACTCGGACTACTGCGAGCAAGAGGCACAAACCATTTACAAGGGCATGATTCAGCAACAGAAGGCCGACAACGCGCTGCTTGACAAGGTGGGTATTGAGGCAGTGCCAGCATGATACCAGCGAAGAGCAATAGGAAGAGGGCCGGAGAAATCCGGCCCTTAACCTTTTGTTAACTGTTTTTGAATCTTACCACCGTGTTAAGGTTAACAGGACTCTAACTTTTAGAAATAGAAACTTGATGAAAATAGTGCTTGACGAATCACTTTGACCATGGCACAAACGAATCATCGGAAACAAGGAGACAACCGATGGACGTTATCGAATACTTCACCTGCCCCGACCGCCCAACCTTCCTGTCCTTCGGCAAGAAGATTAACTACGCCTTGACGCGCATCTGTGGCCTCGGCGTGCTCGACCTACCCGATCAGGACTATTCCAGCCTCCACGAAG